TGGCACCGCTCAAGCTGGCACCGCTCAAGTCGGCATGTCTCAAGTCGGCATGTCTCAAGTCGGCATGTCTCAAGCTGGCACCGCTCAAGTTGGCATCGCTCAAGCTGGCACCGCTCAAGCTGGCATCGCTCAAGCTGGCACCGCTCAAGCTGGCATGTCTCAAGTTGGCACCGCTCAAGTTGGCACCGCTCAAGTTGGCACCGCTCAAGTCGGCATCGCTCAAGTCGGCACGTTCTCCGCATTCTTTGACCAGCAAATAATTACGATGTTTTTCTAAAATCAGTTTTAACTCTTCCTGTTTCATCCTCACACCCTCCATGCGTTAATTGATCTTAATATACTATAGCCTATTTACTGTTATCCGTCAAGTTATTTTCTTCTTTCTTTTCCGTTGCTATTTCCCAATGATCGCCCTTGCGCTTAATCCACAACTCAACGCGCTTAAACTCACCATCAGGCACACCCTCAAGCAAGCTACTTAGGAATTTATCAGATGCTACTTTTTTCATCGCGCTTCTCCCATTCTCTGCAAGCCGGTGATTTTGCCTCAATATCCGTACATCTTCCACCAGTCCACCCATTTTCCATAAGCTTGCATTTAAGAAAATATCCAGTAGTTCCCGGCTTCCTAATTTTAAAATTGCATGTCTTGCAGGTTTCACCTTCTGGCCCCGACCCAGGTGGAGCGCGGTAGCCCTTTTTTACAGTTATTCTCCTACCTGTCTTTTCATGCACCCTTTTAGGTGGATGCCCCAACTCAGGAAACAATACGTCTTGACTCATTGTATTTCTCCATTCGTGTTATGAAATCATCAATACTTAGAACAGTCCACCAGATAGCACCCGCATTTGTTGACCGTCTTTTGTGCTCCTCCTGCGAATCCCTCAAGGCTTCTTTTTTATGTTTCTTCACTTCCACATAAATAAATTGGCCGTACCAACAAATCAGATTATCCCCCATGCCACTCATCTCAGGGTTTTTCCTAAATGCGCCCCTCTTGCCTTTGCTGTGATCCCCAACAGGAACTCCGGCAACATTTATAATCACGCAATACTGCCCGTAGTGATTGACGTAATCTGAAATAGCTCGTTTCGTTTCTCCCTGGGTCATTCTTTACCCTCATATTCAACACAGCCAAAGAATTGACCGTGAATCTTACCCGAAACCTTACACCTAATTAATTTTGATTGAGTCCTGTTTGTGGCTATATCAGCATGGTCACACTCGCCACAGCTACGAATAACCCTATAACCTTGATCCTCAAGCAAAGCCTTTGCCGCTTCTACCGCTTCTTTGATTAGATTGTCTGTCATTGTTCTACCCTTCCTATGTCAATTCTCTTATTAACCTTCTTTTCTGCGGTTACAGTCATTTTCGCTTCATCGGCTTCATGCCTATCAGATCCCCACGAAAAAGTAACCCTCCCAAAATCCCATAGGTTTTTATGTCGGAAGTCGTTCATCCTGTATTCACCAAAAAAGCTTCTCAACTTATTCTTTCTGCATAAATGGGTTAATTCTTTAGCAAAGTCTATAACGCACTCCGGTAATTCATTGTCGTCAACATGCATCGCCTTATTCTCCTTTATTTGAATTTAACCCCTCACCATTGCCTACCTAACCTTGTTTTGGTCTATTGCGCCTATCTTCTTCCCTACGGTCTAAAACGCCTTTCTCGCAAAGATAATTAAACATATCCACAGATGATTCATTGAACTTTCGCGCTGTATCCATCCACGAAAGGTTTTCATCTGCCTTGCTAGATTGAAAAATTATGTAACTTATAAAATAATCATGCCCGTCTTTATCCAGTTTTGAAAAATCAAGTTTCATTGCGTATTCTCCATTTATAGAGTTTCAGGATATTCCCATCTTACTAAGTCCATTTTAAGGCTATCAGAATTCAAGCTAATAGCATTTATCGTTGCAGCCGTTATCTCTTGAATTTGGCCTATCTCATGGTGTTAGGATTGATTCTGGTGGTTGCCCAGCAGTTGTTTAATGCGGTATTTCAATTGATCGTTTTCTGTGGCAACTTCTTCCTGCTGTTCCTTTAGCTTTTCTATCTTGCTCAGAAAGTTAGCCAATCCTGCTGCCCTTGGTTGTGGTAATTTGTCCAGACTTTAGAGACATAACGCTCTTTTACCAGGCTCTCAATCTCATCACGAGCCGCGTCTAGTGTCTTGGTGGTGTCTATCTCGGCATCTTTCCAGTGATCCACTGTTGCGATGAGACTCTCAATTAGATTGATCGTTTCATGCTCTGTGAGTTGGCAGATAATTCTCTTAACCTCCGGCCTCATCTTTTCAAGGTGCTCATCGGTCATTATTTTTGCGCTCATTTCAAACCTCCATTAGTTTCATTCCTAAGCTTCATCCTGGTTTCCTCAATCCTTTCATCGCTCCAAGGCTCTTTAAGGCTTTTCATGTCCAGCGGTATCTTGCTTTTGTCTATGAACTTGTCGCAATGGGCTATGGATGCCTTGGTCATATCTTTTATGTATTTACTGAAATCACCGTCCATCCTTCGCAAGTGCTCCTGATACTCTGGAGTTAATAGCCGCTTCTCTGCCTCCTCCGCGTCAATAACAGCTTGCTCAGACAACCTATCATTCAACAGCTTCCTAGCTTCCTGATCCGCTATTTTGAGGGTATACTCAGCATCCTTTGCTATCTTTTCGGTTATTCCATCCATCTTCTCCACAAGCATGGCAACCACGTTATCTCCTGGAAACATTTGTTTAGTGTGTTTCACAATGTCCATAATCGCCGCATGATAGATATCGTCAGAGTATCCCTCCAGTAAGCTATACCAGAAATCAGTTTCAATCTCGGTCGGTTCTTGAAGCAATCTGCTTGCGGTCAAAAATGTCAGCCCCTTGGCGAATACTTTCCTGTCCATTCCCGTTGCCCTCCGGTTTATCTTTGTTTAAAAATGCTTGAATGCCTGAGATATTATCCTCAAACTTTTGTTGGCCTTTGGTTACTCGCTTGCGGTCCTTCTGGACCTCTATCTTTTCCAAATTCTTGCGAAGGTTTGCAGGGGAAAGGCAAACACCCGACCAAAAAGGATCTTGAACTACCCACAAATAAAGCTCCTCAATCTGCCTATTTGTTCTCTTGTCCTGCTCAACCATCAACCTGACATCATTTACCCACTTCTTTAAATCGGGTTGTTTATGGGTGGGGTGGATTTTGTTCTTTTCATTGAGAATAAAATTAGCCGTTGAAGTATTTGGCAAATCCTCAATCTCGATCTTTAAAGGTTTATTATTAGTTAAATCTTTAGAATCTAAATCTTCTATTACTAAGGGTACTGGTAAGGGTATGGGTACTGTACCCTTGACCAAGGGTTGACCAACCGTTGAAAAGATGTCTTTAAATTGAGGGTTTAGCTCTACAAATTCACTCCATAGGTAACTCTTAGATGTTTGCTTGAATTCCCCAATAATCCCTTTCTCTACTTGCACGGGATTACCACCAGGACTATGCTTTCTTCTGTTCACTATGAATACAATTTCATTCTCTAAATCATAATGAATGTTATTGATTGAACCGTTGCTCAACAGTTGCTCAACCGTTGAAAGCTTAATGTCTGTTTCCTCAGATATAGTAGATAGAGGCATTTCGTATATGCCAGAATTGTTGATTGATTCGTTAGATATGAGGTAGAGGAATAGTAGTTTTGCGTCCTTCTTAGACTTCTTAAAGTCCCTATCTCTCCATATCTTTTTGTGTAGGGGGGTGTAGTTACTCATTTGGGAGCCTCAAAATTAAGGCTGGCATATTCTCCAAAGACCTCAATAGCTCTCTTGTCATAAGCTTCAGCCGCCTCTTTTTCTGTGTCGAAATAACCTATGTTATTGTTAACGCCATTATTTACTAGCACAGACCTCCACCTTCTTTTATTTCTCCCCTTATATACGCCCTTGTATATTGACGATCCGCAAGCGGTTTTCTGATTTTGATTGTTTTGTGATCTGGTAGCTGACCGCAAATTTGACCTGCGATTATCTGCTTTATTCCCGTTTATATGGTCTGTATCTAAATCATCAGGAGTCCCGTTTATTTCCCTGTGCATATGTATTTTTTGGCAATCTAAGTCATCTTTTTTTGAGCACGCTCTTACAGCATATCCTTTTTCGTAGAGCCAATTCCACTGCCCTATATATTTAACATCCCCTAGATCAATTAACGCATGCTTACCCTTAGTTAATTTGACTATCGCGTAATCCTTTAAAAGGATGACAGGCCTTATTTTCATAACTAACCCCAAAAAAAATACCCAGTGAGGCTCGAACGGCTACTAGACCGGAGTTTCCCACTGGGCATTTCTAAAAGATTGAGTTGTGCTAGTAGTTTTCGAGCTTATTGATTTATAAGTATAACATAAAATTCATGGTTTGCAATGTTATTTTTTAGGTTGCCAGACAACTACAGGTTTCTAGGGTTTCCTCGCAGTTAGCGCAAACAGGAATCTGGAAAGTTTTCATCATCAACGGTTACAATCCAAACATGCTTATGATCTTCTGATTTTTTCTTATTTAAATATTTCCTTACATCGTCAAAGATTGGTATATCAGGCCAGTGCTTTTTTAGCACCAACTGAGCCTTTTTATCATACTCACAAAATGCTACGGTTTTCATTCTGGCACGTTCAAGGCCAAGAGAAAAACCTCCAACTAAATGCCTGAGAATAAATCTAAAACTTTCATAGATTTCTCAGGCATCTTCCCTCCTTTTCTTGTGATAGGATTTTCTTGCAATTTCTTTTCTCCTTTGTTGGTTGTTTAATGCCCATTTTCTAGTCAATGCACAATGGCATGGCTTGCACCTCGCAGATGGCGTGTAGCCCTTTCTTCGGTAAAAACTGGATAGAGGAAAAACTCTCAAGCATCCCGTGCATGGCTTAGAAGTCCACACCCCATTCTTGCGAACCCACCCGGCATGTATTTTCCTATGCTCAGATAAAGTCAATAATTCAAGATTGTCGAGAGCGTAATTGTTCTTGGAGAAATCCTTGTGGTGTATTTCATGGCCTTCCGGATTGGCTCCATTTTTGCGCTCCCAGACAAAAACATGAATTTTCACATCCTTCCCATCAATCCACACTAGGGAATACCCTTTCTTATCGCTATACACAGGAAAACCCTCAAACATGTCCCCCGTTTTACGCCTTATAAATCTACCATCACTTGACCTATTCATATTGCAAGTATAGCAGATAAGTCAAGCATGTCAACTAAGAAAAGATCGAGAACTCTCATAGCTCCCCCTTCTCAGTCAAAGTTTTAAGCGCGTCATTCCATTCCTTCAGGCTTTTGGCTTCTTTACCGTCCATGATTGTATGGTCAAGAATGAGTTGAACGTCTAGCTCTCCTTTCTCTTGCAATACAAACCATTCTAAATCGCTAAGCCGGACGCTTACCCAATTCCCTACTGGCTTTGGTTTTACGGCTTTCAGCTTTTTGGCCTTGCGCTCCAGGTGGCGCTTGATAAGGTGTAATATCCCACCAATTGCATAAAGCACAATCAATGAATAAAATCCAAACTTGATAGCTTCAGGACTCAACAATCTATTTCTCCCAACACAAGCCCTATCCTGTCGCTAATCTCAGTGATGTCTTTCAGCGTCTTATCAGCAAGCAAATCACGGGATTTTATTGTGTCTAGTAGGGCGCGTATAACGTCCGGCATTGCACCCGTTGAATTTTTGTACTGCTCTTTAATAGCTTCAAGCTCCTGCTCTGATAATATGGTTAGTTGGTTCATTGGGCCTCCTTGGCTAGTCTGCGATACTGCGAATTACTCAACTTACATGGGTTATGGCAAACTCGCCGTTTACGGGTTGAGTCAAAGAGTTCATGACACATAATACACTCTTGATTCTTATGTTGATTGAACACGCTGGCCTTTTGCATCTCCTCCCTGTGCATCGCCCATGTGCAAGGCTTACCGCAAAAGATAACCTTGTTCCTGGTGGTGGTTGAGAACTCATTAGAGCATCGCTTGCAAGTGTGCATTTCCAAAGCCCTAACCTCTCTATTGACTATGGAATGGTTGCAGGGATCACCGCAAAGAAGATGCCCTTTTCTGTTAGGCTGAAACTCTTTCTTGCAATGTCCACAGTTAGCTTTAGGGAAGACCATCTTTTTATAACCGCGCTTTGACCTTTCATGCTTTGACCTGCATTGGTCATAGGCTTTGACTCCCGGCTTAATGCAGAAAAGCATTCTTGCATCGTAAGCCTCGAAATCCTCTTTACACAACCGGCATTGCTTTACTGTGGTAAATGCTTTCTTGCCGACTCCGATTGAGTCAGGAACCGCAAAGCCTGAATACATTTTTTCTATTAGTGTTGCTGATGAAATTGTCTGTTTCAAATTGTTGCTTGCGTCAAACACTCTTACTTCGTGAATCATTTTTGGTCTCCATTTTTATTTCTTAGGCATACGCATTTGTATATGAATCAGTGAATAATGGTTCTTTTGAAGCGTAAAAATTTCCTGCCTTTTCATCAGGAAACCCTCTCTAAGCTCATTTTTTCATTAGTTGCTCTTTCTATTTCCATGCCCACAGATTGCACTCTTTCATTAACATATCTCTTAAAAACATTAAGACCCATCTGTGAGGGTTTGTCTGTCTTAATTCTCAAGCACTTTTCACAATGCACCATAAACCGTGAATGATCTTTGCACGAATCAATACTCATTTACTCAACCTCCATTGGTTTCCAAACAATTGCCCGTTTGCCCTTTTGGGTCACTCCATAACCATCCTCAACAACTAGCCCTTTAAGCACTAGCTGTCGCATTCGCCTAGAAACGTCAACGCCTTTAATGTCTCCGTCTATTCGCTCTGCTATCTCTTCAGATATTGCAGGGCCATGTTCGTTAAGACAAGCCACTATCAGCCGTTCATGGTTCTTGACTGTCTCCCGTATGCCATTGGCGGCTTGGTGGGAGGTGATAGGGTCTGTGGTTTTGGCTAGTAGTTTAGTGTTGAATAATGGCAAGCCATGCTCTACAGGTAGTAGTGGTTGGTCTGAATCATTTTTCATCATTAAATTGCGTTAAGATTAACTCAGTATTGCTATCCAAATAAAAACCTTTATCGAATAGGCAATCTTCTATTTCCTTTCTGACTAGTTCGCAGCCTGTTATTTTATCGTTTTCTATACCCCTCCAAAAATCATCAGTTCCTTCGTGTATTATTAGCTTAAACTCATATCTCTTCATCTATTGCTTCCTCCCAGTCAACAACTTAGCAACATCCAAATCAGTCTTATTAACTATGCCAGCCAACGTGGTTGCGGCGGGGTAAGACTTGCCAGTTTCTATATCCGACATTGAACCCTGCGATACCTGCACAAGTCCGGCGAACTCAAAAGACTTCAAGCCTTTTTTCTTTCTCCACTTGCGTAACTCTGAACCTACAAACTCTTTGCTGCTTATTGTGTTTTTCATGGGGGGCCTCTTGGTTTATGGTTTATGTTTTTAATTGTCAATACTTATGTCAACATCAGGCCAAACAGTTTTCTTGCTTCCGCAACCATCACATTCTATTACCTGCTCATATATAAAATAATGGTCATAATTTCCCGGCCCTCTATCGTCATACTCATACTTGCTGTAAATCTTGCATGGGTATTTTTCTGGCTCGTTATAATGGCCATGGTTGCACTTGTTATCAACGTCTAACTTTTTCTTGTACCAGTCAAAATCATATTTGTTAGAAAGCCGCGTTACCTCACTCATCCCTTGTCTCCATTGGTTGTCAAAAGATTGTCGTTAAAAAGTAACCTTCAAATTCCACATTCTTTGGTGGTAAACCCTAGTAAACACTACGAAAATCACTCTCCTGCATTTCCCCCATCCAAGCTCAAAGCGTAATGTTTTTAGAAACATAACGTAAACCTTCAATTCTAAAGTTGTTTTTGCGCCAAATAACTAACACTTGACACGCTATAAATAATTGATGTTTAATAAAAAGATAGTTGTTCAAAAGTTTAGTTAAACCTGCGAAAGCCTCTCTTTCACACTATCACTCAAATGTTTAAGGGGTGAACACTGAGCCTGCCTATACTCACCATTGATTAGCTTTGATTATTTCTAAGAAACCAGCATTCTCTTTTTTTCAATTGGTCATTTTCTTTCTTAAGCACCAACAACCCACCAGTGCAGGTCAATAAGTCTTTCATGGAAGAATCGCCAGACATCTCGTTAAGCGCTCCATTGTCCTCTTTTAGACCTGCAATCTCATCTTGCAGCTTATGTCTTTCACCGCAACAAGCCTCATAAGCATCATTTCCTGATAATACAAATTGCTTCATGGACTCAATTTCTTTCCTCAACTTTTCGTTTTCCCTCTGGTGAAATACAACATTAGTATGCTGATCGTTTATAGTTGTGCCCAAACTCTCAACAGTGGCAATTAGGCGATTTATCCCCACTTTGAACATGGGGATTTTATTAGCCCTATCTTCCTTTAAGTTAAACGGGCTTCCCTCTAAAGAGGAGGAGCTAAAGAGGGATACTGATGTTAGTCGCATCAGCCATACGCCCGGAAATTATTTGGTTATAAAATTAACTATTTCCTCATAGTCTGAGCTTAGAACTTGGTCTATACCGTCAACAAAATAATTATCTAAAATCTCTTTTTGCTCAGCGGTTCCCATCTTCTTCCTGACAAATAACTTTTTAAGGTTTAATTGCAATTCAGGGGAAATGATGGAGCCATCTGATATCTGGCTACCGTCAGGTAATGGGATGTCTTGATTTTTGCTTATCGACTTAGCCTGTTCTTTGATTTTCTTTTGAACCGTTGGAGAATGGGGGATTACCTTAGCCGTTGGCTCATCTTCAGGGAACTCCTCTAAATCTCTCTCACCTGTTTCAAGGTGGAATGTTTTCAGGATAATGAAACGCTGGATATATGAAATGCCTTTCCCTGGGCCTTTGTCGGATTTGTCGCAACCGTATCCACTCCAAGACTGCCAAAAGAAATCTTCTTTCGGGTCGTCAATATTCACCCACTTAAACCTAGCGTCTATACGCTCTCTAGGCACCTCAATGTTTTTATCGTATTGCGTGTAGATGAGTGATTCAGCTTTCATCCTGCGTATTGATGGGATTATGTTAATGCCGTATTTGACGAGCAAGGGGTGGATTAGTTTAGTAACCGCATCATGCCCCGTTACGTTATACATAGCATTTCCCTTATTATCTGATATCGTATTATCCTTCTTGACGTAATCAATCTCAGCCATAATTGCGTTAATACGCTGATGAATGTTTAGCTCTTTGTCCCTAGTCCAAGGAATCAAATCATCTGGGGTATCTTTCTTAGCCATTATTTTCCCTCTCCTGTTTTTTTTAATTCCAAATAAAATGCAATCCAAACACCGCCCACACCGACAAAGCAAAAGCTCATTATCTGCATTGTCGCTGTCATTGGATTTAAAGCGATATACTCAAAGAAGGAATAAGGAATCATCGGGAAGGCTCCAGCTTTTCAGGGCATCCAAGGACGCTAGCAATAAGCTCCCTAGCCTTGTTTGCTCTTGCAATCAGATAATCCAAATCACTGATAATTTCTTTTGGTGAGTCTGCCCAATTGATTGACGCTGCTTTAGCAATCTGGGCGATATTGTCTAACGAGGGTTGTACTAAAATTTCTCTACCGTTCTCAACCATAACCATCTCCATTGTTTTGGTTTAATTAATCAACTATAGTCATAATACCAAACAGGGATTAATCCGTCAAGTATTATTTTAATTTATTTTTAGGATTAATTCAAGGCAAAGAAAAACGACCTAGGAAATGGAGGTTCCTAGGTCGAGTCTCAACGGAGAAAAGGTACAAAGCAATGGACTATAACTATAGCATGTTACTTGTTTTTTTTAAGAAGTATTTGAGTGAGCATATCATGGATACGGCTATTGGATAGTTTTAGAGCATCCATATCGTCTTTAATGGACATCCTTAATACTTCCATTTCTCTAATGTTTACCGCGTTTGGGTGGAGTCTTTCGCCCGATGCACTCAAGGCCCAAGTCCCTACCGTGAAGATGAGCATTAAAAACCCTACTAAGTTAATAGCAAGGGCCTTATAGGTTACAAACTTCTCACCAAATGCTTTAGGGGTCTCTTCAATATCTATGGGTGGGGCCACCCCTTACCGCCTTTCTATTGTGTTTTTTTGTGCTTGACTTTTACGGCTTGTCTTTTTGCTGTAATTTCATTCCACTTTCCAGGGCTTCCCTCTTCTTTTTCTGCCAATGCCTCTACTACTTCTTTTATGGATGGATATTCTGCCTCCCTTTTTCGCATGTAATCAGTGCTTGCTTTATGGGCTTCATATTCCGCAATCCAAGCATCCTGATCGGCTTTAGTGGGTAGTTGTGCTTGAGCTGGCATGTCTGTCTTAGCGTTGCCCCAAGCATCGTTTTCAATGTCTGACCAATTCCGGGGCGGTTCATAATTTACACCCGCAACACCTAAAGGGAAATCAATAATAATCCCTTTCCTTGTTCTAGGGCCTTCCTGTGTGGGGAATTTCCAATTTATCGCATCCGCTATATCCGTCATACCAATATCTCCTTAATCGTAATATGTGAGGCGACAGTACCGCCATATAACCCAGAACTAGACTGCCCGTTAAATGTAACGGTAAGCCCATTATTGCCACCGGCTCTAATTTTAAAGGTCGTGGCTGAGGTTGTACCAGCTACCATTCTATAAGAAGATCCACTGGGGGCTGGGAAATTAATGCCAGCCGGAGAACCGTACGAGGTGGCAAGCGCTGAGGCTGTCGAGTCTTGAAATAGTGCGCTTACCACAATAGATGCAGCTGAGGAATAAGCACACTCAAAACGCCAGTCTATTTGCAGAATATTGCTTGAGTTTGTTGGCGTAATAGCCAATGTCATAAATTCCGTGCCTTCGCTACTCTGTGGGACAGTGTTGTCTAGTGGAATGATGGTGGTTCCTGTAGCGACTGACCCATCTGTGACATTGACAATCTGCACAGTCTTACCGGCTGTGGTTGACCTTTGATCTACCCATGAAAAATTGTCAGTAGTTGAGTTATAGACCAATATTACGGATTGATTAGCTACAAAATCACCAGTCTCCAAGGCCTCGTTAAAATTCTTAACAATGGATTTTGCCCCTTTACCATCAATATTTATGGTCACAGCTCCCGTATTGGCGCTAGTGACCTTAAAATTGTAAATTTGAAGATTAGTATAAGCAGTGATTGTCGGTGAAGCTTCAGCCGTTATGGCATTGGTTCCCAGCACGTTTGATAAAGAGGTAGTTCCCGTTTCGGCTATTTCCCCATTATCCAGTTCTTGAGTTATCTGGTTCCCCGCCAAATCCTCCACCAGCAATGAATATTGACCTGGTATCCATATCTTATTGGACGATTTCCCATAGGAATCTAAGGTTTGCGGGTTAGCTATTGCGGTGGTCAGCTCTCTATCCGAGTAAATAGTTATTACATTGGTCTTTGGGTCTAGGCCTTTCGTACCAATATAAATCTTACCACCCACCAAAGGCTTTCCGTTTACATCGGTATAAGCTGTATTTTCACCTATAAATGCACTCATTTTTTACCCTTCATTTCAGGATTGCCTAATTATTGTGCTATAATTATCGCCATTAAGGAGGCCCCAATGTTTATACTAATTCTCAAGACCATCGCATCAGCATTAGTCATATTCTTATTCGTTTATAATATCTACAGTTTTGCAGGATACATATGGGCCTCTTTCGCCTCCATAATAATAGTGATCTATATAGGGAGCCTGATTGATGGACAAAGCATATAAAACAACGGTCATAGTATTATTATTGGGCATTGTGTTTATTTTGTCCGGCCTTGAACTTGATATTCTCAATCATTCGCTTTCTTCCTGCCTTCCTTGAGATAGCCAATGGATAAAACCAATCGCGGCTATTTCTGCCTTGATATCTGGGGGTTGTTGACTAACCCACGCCTTAAATGCGCTTGTTTTCTGCACAGCCTCGGCACCAACCCTATTACCTAAAGCAGCATCTTCTAATGACTTTTTAAGAACAGGAGAAGTCAAGAATTCTGAGGCCCGCTTTCCCTTTGAACCCTTCAGCATGTTTAATAAATTTCCACCAAAACCCACAACGGAACCAACCCCAGGGACACCCGCTGAAGTTGTCGCCACCTCTAGGCCGACCTTGCCCGCCCTTGTTCCTATGATTCTTTCAATCAAGCTCCCATCATCCAATGCATTTAATATGGCCCTAGCCGTTCCTGAAGTGTTTTCTAAGGCTTTTGCATTAAAGATGCCAGTGGCAACCCTGCCAATATCATCAAAACGCTTTCTAGCCCCTTTCGGTAGCTCTGCGAAAATAACATTCTTAGCGCCTTGGTTTCTGTTTAAGGACTCGAAAGCCGAAACAAACCCCCCACTAATAGCACCTCTTTTTCTGGAGCCTGAAGCAAAGAATTCATTTAACATTGTGGCTGCTGCCTCTGGCCTTCTGTTTTCTGGCAACGCCTTGATAAGTTTCTGAAATCCTGAAACATCCCCTTTAGTCAATTGCTTGGCTGCTGTCTGTATTTTAGGAACCAATGAACCCGACAACTCCCTGCCAAATAATGTTAAGGCTTGCTTTTCAAGGTCTTTTCTGGTAGACACTAATTTTCTGCCTAGCTCATAATTAGCACCCACGCCGAAAGAATCAGCAACCCCTTGTTGGTCATTGCTAAGCACTCCGTAAATCTGGCTCAATATCCCAGAATCATCATCCTTAAAAGGGCCTGACTTTTTACCTAAAGCAGAACCTGCATTTCTCCTTATTTGATCCAAAGCCCCATAAGTGGGGTTATTCTCCGCGCTTATAACCCTAAGTATTTGTTGCTCTGATTGATTGAGCAGGGTTCTATCGCCGCCTAAATCATCCAACCTATTTGTAATAAAAGCATTGGCGGCTACTGGGTTGATTCTAGTTGTTTTCGGGATTGCGTCGCTAACGTCTTTATATGCTTTAGAAGCTTGGGTTTCCAGACTTATAATAGTTTTCTCTATATCGCCTCTGACATTTGCATCCAATAAGCTCTTATCAATCGAACCGCCCAAATTAGTAATTAATCGGTCAGCCTCTTCACCTGTTCTCAATATCGCTTGCTGTTCTACAGCAGGAAGGCTTGAGCCTGGTTTAGCTTTCAAACCTTGCTCCATTTCTATAAAAGCCCGATTGCTTGAGTAATGGGAAGGGTTTAAATCAACACCCAAAGCTTGTGCAGATTCTAAGACTTTCGGGTCAGGGTCCACGGACTCCACAACGTTTCTAATATTTTCCTTTTCGATATCTTTAGAAATGTTCTCAAAAGTCTTTGCCTCTGGTTGCATTTCGGCCTTAAAGCTTTTTTCTGCCTTCTGCCTCGCTGAATCTTCAGCTTGCTCTATAACCTTATCGGCTATAGTGGTGGGCATATTCCTTGCTTTTTTTATAGCAAAGAAACCGGGAATAGCTTCAAGCACGGCCTCTGGGGCTATCGCTACAGCAGTACCCGCAATAGGTCCATATTCTTGAAAGGCTGATTCTTTTAAATCGCTAAACTCTTCACCGACAAAACCTATAAAATCCCGCACAAAATCAGGGGTCACATCTTTGGCTATTTCGCCTATTGTTTTGGCGACCTCTACGCCAGCAGGCCCCGGTTTAAATGATAACGATCTGACAGCCTCAACGGCCTGTTTAGCTGCATCCGGGCCAGCTAAAGGATTAAGGCCTTGAACAATTCCAGCGATGCCAGCCGGAGCCTCAAGCAACGCACCGCTTAATATAGTGGCCCCCAGCTCTGCTTCACCTTGTAAGGTTCTCAAGAATCCAGGTTGTTGTTGCGCTTGAGATTCCCCACCAAACCCTGCGAATATTTCCACCAATTCTGCTTCAGTGGGTGGGCTATCTCCTTCAAGCTCCAAGGTCTTGCCAGTTTGTGGATCTTCTATTTCAAAAACCGCCATATTATTTAACCCTCACTTTGAAGCGGCCTATTGTCTGGGGTGCTTCTGCCTCATCACCACCTATCTTTTTTTGTAACTCGGTGTTAAATCTTTCCTCATCAAATCGCCCAGACGGATCATTAAGCTTTATAGTTCCCTGCAAATAATCCCTGAAAAGGTTTAATTTTGCGGTTGCTATCTCGACATCATCACCGACTGAAGGCATAAAACGCAATCTTGTATTGTCAAGCTCGCTTGGGGCCATTGCTGCGCCTGTTTCATTTCTTGTGATTGCCTGAATACCAAATTCCATTTTATTTTTAAGCTTCCTTCCTTCAGTGCCGGGAATATTAAATTGAGCCGTAAAAAGATTAGTTCTGTCTAGCTCCCCATTCTCATCAAACACTAGTTTTTCAACGCCTTCAGAAGCCTTCTGAGCTATTCGGATGCTAGCCACTTTTGAAGCATTTTCCCCAGAAAGCGTATCCTTTGGGCCGCCCGGAATAGGTGTAATTCCTTTCTTTGCGTCTGTCTTATCTCTAAGCATAAAACCAGGGGGAATCTTAAAATCAAGGCCGTCGTTAAGGTCAATTTTCACATTCGGCTTTAATATCGCCTCTTTAATGATTTTCTTTCCTTCTACAGAATCCGGGCTTATGCCGATGGATTCAAGATTTCGGATTAAGCTTGTCTTTGTTGGTGGTTTCGGTGGCCTTGGGACTAAATCAGCCTCATCACCTGACTTTCTAAACTTAGCCACTGATTTAGGCGTAAAATCTTTAATAGCGGGCTTGGCAAATTCTCCACCCCCGCCCTGACTCCCCAACCGCCTTTGAGTTCTCTCAATATTTCGCGTCAATTCCGATGGGGGGATAGTCCCTTGCTCGTTTACATCTTGTTCAACTATCCCCGTTTGCTCTTGTGGCAATACGGCACTTAACCCCGCTTTGACTTGCTCCGGAACGCTAGGATTAGACAATACTCTCTCAATAACGGCTCTCTCTGCCTCCGCTGTTGGTTGCTCTTGAGACAATGCAAGGACATTGGATATCTGGCGATCAAAAACTTCCTGCTGTTTAACGCTTGGGGCTGCCTCTGGCTTGAGAGATTCCAGTATCAACTTATCAATAATAGGGCCTTGCACTTTCATTCTAAAGGTTTCAAGGTCGAGTTTTTCGGCTGATAGATTAGCCAACCCTTCCAGCTTTTGCATTTCTTGCCCAATAGCTTCTTTATCGCCCGTCCTTAACGCAACCTCTCGAGCGCGTTTTGTTATTAAACCGACTTTTGCCCGATGAGTTGGAGCTTTATCGAGTAAAAGGGCAAACTGTTGATTTTCTCTGGTAGTTTTTTGAGCATCTAATAGACTTTGCCTGTCCCTGCTCTGCAAAATTCCAGATAACGCTTTGGCCGCTGGAGCATTGATTGAGGATAGCCGGAATAAAGACTTCTCTTGAGGCGTTGCACCTTCTAGCGCAATTTCCCCCGCTTCCCGCGTTTCCGTCCTTCGCCTTTCATCTTCTTCACGCCTGCGTTGTCGCTCTGTTTTTCGCTCCTCAGATTCAGAAGTACGGGTAAAAATTCCAAAAGCTTGACCAATATCAGGAACTAATTGAGCCATTATGCTGCCTCCTCAAGCTCGTTAAGCAAGCTTGGATAATCAATAACCATGAACCCGCAATAATCAGTAACATGATGAGGATATTTACCCTTCACCTCATCAGCCATAAACCCGATTGTCTGACATTTTTCTATAATCGTTCCTTTGGCTTTTTCTATCCAATCCCATTCATAAACTTTAAGGTCTTTGATATCGCCAATTTGTTCAATGTTCTCTTTTAATGCAGGGTCGGAGAATTTTAAAGCAGCAGCAAAAGCAGCGGTATTAAGCAAATTCTGCCCACGTTGAGCCGCCGCTTGCTGATCGGCCATAATACCGGATGATACAGCTTGCCCCTGTTGTGCAAAAAGATTCGATATGGAATTAGCACTCTGAGACCCTAACTGCCCCAAACCTAAAGCCGCATTTAGTCCACCCGCCACCAAATTCTGAGACCTACCAGTTAGCAAACCCTCAATCCCCAACCCTAATTCTGTCGGCACTCTTGCAGCCTCAAGCAGTCCGGTTCCTGATCGGGTTTGACCTCCGGCAGCCAATTGTCCTTGAACAGCCCGCGTTCTCTCATCCACCAAAGAACCAAAAATGTCACTATCAAATATTCGCCCCAGCCTTGCGTCTAAGCCCTCTACTGTGGTTCCCTCTTGCACTTGTGGAAGCGCGCCAGTACCAGCCTCTAAAAAAGGGGCGATATTCCCTTGAGTAATCCCAAATTGCTTTCTTTGTTCATCTATTGCTTTCTGGAGAAAAAATGACTCAGCATCCCCAGCACTAGCACCAGCATCATTGCTACCACCACCACCGAATAATCCACTGCCTGTATCCGCACCGAAACCCATAATTCACCTCATTATTTTAAAATGCCTGATATTATCCTTAACGCCTAAGCTTTTCATCCCAGACCATGAAGCTACATAACAAGCGGGCATATTCTCCCTCGAAATAGCTGCGTAGATATATTCCGACCCTGTATTCTCAAACACCCACTTAAAAGCATCCTTTGCACTCTCAATTGCCTTTTTACCTCTACACTCAAGCCCCAGGTCTGCATGTATTTTAAGGCCGTTTTTGTAGGGGTTAAAAGACCACAATCCCAAATCCTTACCACCTTCATTATGAATCAGATAGTAAATCTCTGATGAAATAATCAAAGGCCAATCCACAAGCTTTTTAATCCGTCTATAACTCAAGGCTCTCTCTATCACGATACCACCACTCTGTCAGTGTAGCGTCTCCAATTCGTTCCATCTGAGAAGGCCGGGACATATCCCCCTGTTTCGTCTGTGACATTTATTTGACCACCTGTGTTTTCTGAGGCTGTCGGCAATGTTGCAACCGTATACTCTGGAAACTTCACAGAATTACCGAAAGTATTGATATTCAACTTTTGTACAAAGTCATCAATAAAATTTCTCATGCTTGGGGCCATTTCTACAGTCTGCCCACCCACTAAGCCTACAGGGTCGGTATGATTCGGTTGAGTTGTGATTTCTGTTTGATTTGCCATTATTCCGCTATTATATATTCAGTGTTTGCTAGGATATCTTCAGTGGTGTAGAATTCCACACCCAAAAAGCCATGATAAGTCCCTAAACCGCCTGGGAAATTCCATTCTATTTTATTACAATACTGCCCTATCGCGCCCGTATCTCTATAAACTGGCTGGCCATACGTTACATTATCCCTACTTAACAAAAGAGCCACCGACCCAGATGCAGAGTTAAAGCCTTGAGAAATCCCAAGTTCTATTCTTTGGAGTGAAAAGTAATCACCGTTTTCTTCTTCCATGCCCGTAACTATTCGCCTTGTGATTCTTTCGCCATAATCTGTGGATATGTTGTCAAACCGTCCAAACTTGCTACTTTCTGAGGCGTAATATTTTCCATCGAACTGGACGATATAGCCAGCGTTCCAAGGTCTTGACGTTCCATTCTCAACTGTATCAAGCAGGAACCACTCACCACCAAAAAAGCCAAAAGAATCAGACCTAAAGGTGAAGGTTGCAATATCAAAACCTCGCCACTTAATACGTCCCGGCAACGCCTCAGACAATTCCTCAATAGTGTAATTCTTTAAGATCAAGTCAATGCCCTGATTCGATATCTTTGGAGCATTTCCTTGCCCTATTGCATAAATCCCAAAATCTTGATCTTTTTCCCGACCAATAAATAGAAAGGTTTGATTGTATTCAAGCAACCCACCAATGAAGCCATTATTAATCCTAGCACCATTCACCCTGAGAAATGGGTTAGGAGTCGCCCCACTATCCCGGAATAGCTCGAAAGAATCGGAGCCACCAACATAAAGAACATTCCCGAAATTAAAGCACGTTTTATTTTTATCAGGCAATTCCTCTGCATCAAAAAAGCTTAAACCTTGCACCGTTCCAGCCGCCCCGACATCCGAGAAAAATGCAGGATCACCAGAAGATGGGATATAAACGAATCGCCCGTTAATATGGCAAACATCAGCACAGGCAACAAAATTTGTATTGCCAGTGATATCAACTAAAGTGTCAGACTTATCAAGCGTATAAATGGTACTTCCTGGAACCACAATAACAGCAGTATTAAACCCTACAGCCGTTTGAATCGGAGCTGACCCTGTAATGGCCCCGATAACTGAGAATGCACCCGTGGTTATATTGGTTATCTTGATGAGACTTTCAGAGCCAACCTGATACAATGAACCATTCCAAACGAATTGCCCTCTTGCTACCAACGCGGTATCAGCAATGGTGGCTATCCCCGGTCTACCCACAAACTTTCCGTTCCCATCATTCCATCCGTTAAGTAAAGAACGCTTGGTTCTAGGCAAGTTCTCAGACTCGTTATAGCCTTTTGGTATCGGTATTCTAGCCACTAATCGTTCCACCCTTTGGTTTAAAAGTTCGAGAAGAAAACCCACTCCCTGAATAACTTAATCGGTTCCCTTGGCCTAATGGCAAAGTGCTTGAAACCACCTTCAACGGGATTTCTCCAGTCCAGTAGAGATTCTTGATTGTTGCGTAATCTGAGCTTGCGTTATCACGCAATATCTGAGATACCACATTCCCCCTCCCATTATCAAAGCTCGGGGCCGCTTGCACCGCCAAATTATTGACAATGGCGTTTCTTGCGTCCATCGGCTCACTGACCTCGTCACCCGCCTCATTAATTGGAGTTATCCCCATATCAATTCCCTTAGAGAGCCACATCTGAAGCATTGAGTTAAGGGTATCCTTGCCCACCGTGATAGCCTCGACATTAGCAGGGGATACCAACGAATGTGCGCCAATCAACTGCAAGGCATCCTGAATTAATTTGGTTCCGCTACTCATTATCTCTTACCAAAAGACGTAGCCCCAGAAGCGGAGGCAGATTTCTTAATAGTTTTCTTTTGAGGTTCAGCTTCTTTAGTTTGCGGCTCATCCTCCCACCCTTCACTCAACGCTTTAGCAACGTCAGGCCCTTCAAATATCTCTGACTTATCGCCCTTATACAAACAAGTTGGGCCTGTTTCCTGATCCATAATGCTACCTCAAAAAAGGTTAAAGAAAGGGGCGAGTTACCCCGCCCCGATCCGTATCAAGTACCGATCAAGTTCCCGCACATTCCAGGAACCAGAACATTTCCAGCCATCCACATAGTCAATCTGTACTCAGTCGTTAGACCTCGCACTTCTGCACCTTTAGCGAATAAAATCTCGATTCCACTATCAGTACTCATTGTCATGGTAGATACGCCGGCACCATCAAGATCCATAGTTGCCAATGAACCATGAATAATTTCCACGGCTTCATTAACAAAAAAGATGTTTGATGGTTTGTTAGCGGTCAAGTTCAAGAACGTGATAGCCGCATTGTCAGCCGGAATAGCTGAACAGTTAGCGTAATCAATGTTAGCTTGCGCACCACCACCACCACCCGAAACGACAATAGCAGGGGTAATGGTAATAGTTTGCGCTCCAGCAGCACCCGCCGTTGATACAACGCGGAACGTCTGCAATTCAGCCGTGACATTCTTGTGAATATTACTGACTGCGAACACACCTGCCACGGTGAAGGCATCGCCCTCATTAACATTACCCGTTCCCGTATCAATGATAAGGGTTTGAGTTCTATTATCCACATTATTGCCATTGCCATCTGTTGCAGCAGGATCATGATCTTGGTTTGCACCATTAACCAGATAACCAGCAGCAGCGGTCAGGTTTTGAGTCGGCATAAATGAAGCCTTAAACGAATCAAACCCTGCAATGGTAGGAATAACAGACCGTTGAAACGCGGTCAAGGATACGCCCGTAGGAGGAGCATCCCGGTTAGCCAAGTTCCCAGAAACACCATTATAATCCGTTGGATTCATAATGAGGGTTCTCGGTGAATTGATAGGAACATCCCGGATAGTCATTTTCTCTTCTGCCTGCGCCACCTGATTATAGGTAGTCAGTGCAGCAGCGTCCTTAATGAAAATTGAACCACGTTTGGCGATCAGAGTAGCGATAGTGCTGTCAACAATTGCAGACAACTGCTGAATAGCCCCATCCCGAATCCGGTTACGCTGCAACGGATCATTCAATTCAACCGCGTTCATCTTAAATGGAATATTCTTAATGTCAGATGGTGCACCGACATTAGCATTCAAGGTTGAAGGGACGGTTAATTGGGTCCGATCCGCGAAAGCACCCGCCGCCAATGTCAACCCCTCAGTGCCTAACGTAATGTAAGGGACTGGACGGTGGACAGTAAGCGCGGAACGCTCAAACTCTGTGCTAGGAGGCTTAAACTTAGATACCTGTCTAGCTGTAATGTTATTGGGTTCGAAACCCTCAACTACATCCTCAAAAAATACAATCTCTTCTTTACTAAAAGCATTTGCCATGTTTTGTTACCTCAAAGATTAACCCGACTGCGCCTGTTTTATTTTTCGCTTGAAAGCCATAAGGGCATCTAAGTCCTTCCTGTCACCACTTCTCGCTTTCTCGCGCAATGCGTCAAGTCTGCGTTCGTTAGCACCGGAATTCTTAGGCTTGCCACCTTCAAACTCCACATCAGGGTCAGGGGCGTTTGTTGTTTTTTTAGGCCTGACTTTTATCTCAGACCGTAAGCGTCCAATTTCAGCGACCCCTTGAATAGCATTCGTTTTGAGCAAAGCCGTTAACGCTTCAGCCTCTTGAGGATTCTTTCCCAGGTAATATAAAAGCTTATGGGAGTCATCGAAGTTGTCAATGATATGGTTGACATATTCAAGACCCAAAACCTCTATAGCTTTATCCTCAGTCGGTTCGTAATCCTTAACCCCTAATTCCTCAGCAGATTCGTAGTGTTTGGCTTGTTTGCCTTGCAATTCGATTGCTTTAGAATCAAGGGTTTGGGTTTGCGTCACATGCTTTGTGGCCTCAGCAATTCCATCTTTAACCTGCTTTGCGATACGAGCATCGGTGTACGCTTCCTTCCTTTTAATAAATTCAGGATCATACTCGCCAGCATCGTAATCATCAGCATTTGGAGGGTTAAGCTCATTAGGCTTTTCGCCTCTGGCTTGCTCAAGTGCAATTTTGGTTATCTCAAGCTGTTCTTTGAGGATAGCCGTTTCTGCATTTGAGGACTCCGCTTGCTGATTAGCAGTTTTGATTTGCGCATTCAGCTTGTTTACTCGTTTACGAAAGCCATTCTGTTTAGGCGCTGCTTGGGGTTGCGTATCCCCAGACTCACGAATAATCTCAAACTCCTCCACCGCTTCCCCTGGCTCACCTTCCTTAACCGCCGCGACTTCTTCAGCCTTGACACTTGCATCCAGTTCTTCAACGGCCTCAGTTTCAGGCTTAAGTGTTTCCGTGGTTTTCGCTTCTGTATCTCCCATGATTAACCTCTTTATGGTGTTAGAGTTTGGCCTTATGGCCCCTGATTTAACGCTTCAGTAAACGAATATAAAAGGCTCGATCAAAGCCTTATAATTATCTATTTCTCCCATAGAACACGCCAAATAGATTTGCCCTACGATTCTTCTCGTTTTGGTCCCGATGCCTCAACGATAAAACACACTGAGCATGCCCGGGGTTGTCTTCATTAAAGCCCATTTCTGAGCATTCATTCTTATTCTTAGCAATCTGGGTGCCTGCGCATCCCGTAGTTATGAGGAAAGACACTATAAATATATGCAGTATTTTCATAATTCTAAACACTTATCAGGGTGAGTAGAGCAAGCAAACATTTCCATGTTAGAAAGCTTTTCAATCACCGTTGAGTTAAAAACCTCATGACTTTCCATTCTTTCAATAATGCTCTCATACTGGCTATTCAAAGACCAACCAAGCAAGCCAAAGAGTAGCACAGAAATGCCCACTATAACGCTTGATGTCTTAATATTTATATCGCTTGTCTTTGAGTCAGCCATAAATTAACCTAAATCGGTAAAGATTGCACCCGTTTAAACGCTTGCTCCCTTATCTCTATCAAGGTTTTAGCCCTAGCGTTTTCTGTTTCGCTGATAGTTTTAGCCGTTTGAGCAGCTTTAAGCTCAGCATTTGAAATATTCTCAATCGAATCAGAATCTTGATTTCTTGCTTCAGCTTCAAACTTAATAGCCTCCGCATTAGCCTGTTTAGCAAGCCCATCTATTAACTCCTGCTGTGGATCCGGCTTAGGTTCTTGAGCTTGAGCAACTATCTGTTTTTCTTCATCGCTCTCAGGTTTCTTCAAGCCCATCAATAGCATTTGCTTCCTAACCAGTTCTTTAATCGGAGCAAGTCCTACGCCAGTGATATTGTCTAGCAGTGTAGCAATCATCGGTAGCACAAACTCCCTGGCATCTGGAACCTGAATCAACAGCTCAAGCATTCCCTTTAAATCCTCAACCGTTTGCTCCCTCATCGTGTTATATTGCGGGCCAACGTCTGAGTATGCTCTAAATTTCTTTCCTCTAAGGGTATTGACCTCAATCAATCGGCCTGTTTCCTCATCCATAACCGCCTGGAATAGTTGCTTCTTACCCTCAGTTCCGTCAAGCCCTATTGTTCTGACAATCCGCGGAGTGTTGTAAATCTCAGCCGCGATTGCTTGGTAAACCTCACCACTCCACTCAATGGAGTTAGCAATGTTGTCGGTGATAATCTGGGTGTTTAAGTCTTCGCGCTTTCGCATGGCTTGAATAGCCTTGCCTGAAGTCCTTGGATCAAGGGTATCTTGTGGTGCGCCACCGCTAACTTCTTGAACATAGGTAGAAACAACACTCATCAAAGCAACCATGTTTGGGTCAACGGCGGGGGGTTGTGTCTGCCCAACAGGCCCAGCTTGCATAATATTCCCGGCCTTATCCCTTAATGACTGAGCTAGCAAATAAGGCTTATTAATCTGGTCTGCCCAAAATGCTTGGATAGTTGGGTTTTCCATTTGTTCAGGATCAAAGATAGGCTTGCTCTCATTGCCGGAGCCTACCGTTTCGGAGAGTTGCGACACCTGCATATTAAACAACCGATTCGGGTCTTTAAACTTACGAACCAATCCTCGATACCACTCAACACCATCAACAAAGCCCCGATACCCGTACATTGGGATAATGGGAATGTATTTCCCTGGGATACGCTCTCTCTTAGAAAGAATATCCTCACCACTAAACACAACTTTCCAAACAGAACGGCGTGTTATCTTGCGCTTTCTAACGAATGATCTTGATTCATCAGCCTTAAGCTCATCCTCAATCAGCTCATGCTCTTCCTTGGTGAAAGTCTCAACCGTGTCAGTGGCTAGGTTATTGTATACAAATACATCCTCTTTCTTCTTCTCAATCTCATACCGTACCGCGACATAAACAATATCTCTCCGCTTATTGCCCCAAGTGTCAAAGTTCAAGGTTTGCGGGGTGTAAGCAGAAACAGCAGACTTACCCGGGTACTTAGCCTCAAACTTATCACGGTCAAACTCTAGCAATTCCGTGCATCTTTCCGCGTCCCTCTTATCAATCCGTTCCGCGTCACTATCCCATATCACATGGTTGTAAGCGTTATTGATCGGTCGCCACTCAACAGACTGGAAATCGTTTTCAGGATCTTCCTCATCCACGAACTTAGAAGCAAGCTTGAAGCACCCATACCCACAAGTCGCAGCCTCATCTACGGCATTATCAACCGACAATTTACCGGAGTTATCCCTGTAATCTGACCGATAGATACCATTTAACAACTCAGCATCATCATCGCTTGTTTTGTCATCGGTAGGCTTATACTCAACGCCAACTCTATTCTGGTTCCACTCGCCTATGTAACGGTTCAATGGTGCGCTTGTGATATCAAACTGCATCCTAATGCGGTCAGTAGCGGAATTACCTTGGTTCTCTAAGAACCCTTCCCACATTCCACCGTCAACATTGACAAAGCGCATATCCTCATTGGCTTGGTCCCGTTGGATCGCGGCTAAATCCGCATCATTGGCTATGTCAATCTTATATTGACCTAACAACGCATCAGGATCTAATTTATTTGCTTGAGCCTCTGTATCTTCTGACATTACCAAGACCTATTAATTGTGGGTATCGTTATCTTGCTGTAATCAGGCTTCGCCATGACTTCAGGTATTTCCTCAGACTGCATCGCTGAATCAAATAGATTTGGAGAAGAAATCCTTAGCTTATTCTTCATTTCAATCTTGCTCATTATCTGGATTAACCCATTTCCGGTAGGCTTCAAAGGAATACGGCAAACCTCAGACCTGAAAGCATCAAGACATTTAATCTCACCTGATATGCTAATCAATTCATCAGGATCAATATATTCACCCTTCACTACAGCCCTGTAAGTAGCATAAAACCTGTCCCTCAATCTAATGCAGTACTGCGCTCTCTTATTCTTGAATGTCTCTTGATTGGTCTTAGCTTCGTTCCTTGAAAGAATGGTGTCAGGTTGATAGATATCGAGTGGGTCAACCGGGGATTCAGAACCCTTAAACATAACAACCTGCATCCTCTTACCCTCTAATGCCTCTGACACTTGGCGTTTAAGCGATACGCCCAGACCATCACAATCCCATATGAATAAATCAGCACCCACATTAATGGCGTAATCAGTGGCCCAATCACAGCCTTCATTAACATCACCGTTTTCCATTTCCTGAACGTCAAGAATCACATTCCCATGCCTATACACTAATCCTTTAGGGTCCGGGCCTGTATCAGACGGATCATGGCTCACTTTCTTACACCCCCTAGGCTTAAACCCTAGCTTCAAGTGAGCATCAATAGCGGCATCAAACCATTCAGCTTGGATTATTGCGTCCTCAACCGTATCGTTAAACGCGCCCTCCCAAATGTGGTTATATTTAGCTCTCGATAGATGCTCGTAATCCCATTGTCTTTGAGCCTCAAGCTCTGAATGCCAAGGGTTATCTCTCCAACTCATCATAATGATGAGGTGCATGGAATCCTCATAGAACCCATCACGGTCTAAGGCTTTCTTGAACGGGACAATGAAACGCTGGGAAAATGGATCACCGCTTGCCTGTGGGTTAGCGGTAAAGAATAGTTGTGAGCCTTCAGCTCTAATGGTAGGAAGTAAATCTTCTAATGATTGCTCGGAAAGGTCTTGTGCTTCTTCAATCCACGAATACTTAAAGCCTTGGGCTGACTTTACAGCGGCTGAGTTATGGCGAAATCCCTTGTACCTAAAGCCACCACCACCATCGAAGTCAATGGTTTTCTGGGTGACAGTTGCACCGGGAAGGCCTAGCTTTTCAATTAATGTGGATAGGAGCTTATGAACGGAGTCTTCTATGGAGTTTTGGTATTCACGACCACACAATACATCGGCACCCTCAACCTCTGCCTTGACTGACATTATCCGGCCCACGCCCTCACTCTTGCCGGACCCACGACCACCAATAATAACGACAATCTTCTTGTCGGTAGTGAAGGCCTTGCATAACTTCTCAGGCAACTGAATGGCTATATCTAAAGTTTCCACTTAAATCCTTGGCAGTCTCACATTCTCACTACCCCGCTTGCGTTAGTTTTGACCGTGACTTGTTTCGGTTGGGACCGACAACCTAATTAAGCCCGTTTTTGCAAGTAGTTGTTATTTAGGCCGTACCCTTAAATACTCCACCATTTCGCATTTTAAGTTTTTGCTGCGCGAAATCACATAGTTCTTTATATTTATCCCCAGATAGATCAGCAGCGCAAATCCGAAGAAATTTTACTGCTGTGGCAAGTTGCCCAGTATTTACACATCCATCAATAACCTTAGCGCACTTATAATAAATGTCCATCACTCCCAAGCCTGATAAACAGCGTTGTAAAATGCTTCGTAGCGGTCTTTGCCATCACATACAGGATGGACACCTACGTCTAAGGCGCATTGTGAACCACTCTTAACTTTCACAAAACTAGCACTCCAATAATTCTCCTTCTTCTCCACCACATCCCACACAGCAAAGAATCCATCAGGGGAGTAGATGAACTCAGGCAACATCACATTATGATACATGCCAATACCCATGGGTCGATCAAGTGTTTTTGGGTTTACGTGAGCATCAACTTCATCTTCATCCTTGACGAATCCAAGCACCTCAACAGCCAACCACTCAGCCATTTCCTGCTTGGTTTGTGGTTTAGGGAACTGCTCAGAATGCGCCTTGTCAATGCCATTCATGGTATTAATCATTGAAGGACTTGATTGCATCAAAGTGCCAGCCGCACCATTTGAGCTAGGCATTCCACCTATATTAGCCATTCTTTCCCGTTCCGCTTGATCTTCTTTAGATATTGTCATTGCATTTCTCCATTTTAATATCCCTTAAATATATGGAACTTTACAAACACATAAATACATGCTAAAGGTCTAAGGACCTATTAGTACTTAACCGCATTCAAGCCCCGCCTTTATCTTCAGGCTTCACCATTGTTACTGTAAAATTCGTCTTCAATGGCTTGCCTTCCCCATCGGTTAACGCTGTTTCGTTCTTAGTTTTCCAATTGAAATTGTTTTCTAAACTAAACTTCACCCCGTTTGTATTGTTACCGAAAAGCTTTTGCTCAGAGTATGTTTCGACTCTTGCCTTACCCATTTTCATTGATCCAACAAACTCTTCTCTGCCTTCATAATTAATAAGGGCTGTTCTGGACATCCCCAAATACAAAGCAAGACCCGTTGTTGTGGGATGGATATCTTCAGTGAATTGCCCCTCTTCTTCAGCTAAGATTGCTTTCAGCTTATCAGGGTCATCACATACCGATATTCGTTGCGCTCTGCCCCGATTCGCCTTACACTCATCAAAATACATATCAATCCACTCTTCAAGCTCTTGGGGAGTTTCATAATCCAAAGGCCTCCCTACTTTACGGGTCCCTGGCAATTGTGGTCTTAAAGGGTGCGCTTCACTCATTATGCCCAAGCCCCTGAAATAGCAAACCTTATAGGTATCTGCTGTTCTTCATCCGTAACCGTATTGCTCAACTTGCCAATCAACCACCACAATCCCACACCTAAAGCCGCTGTTTCTGTTTGGGTCAAAAACCCCGTCCATTTATCAGTAGAAGCCAACGGAATAACCCTGGTAATTGTAGCAGTATCAGCAGGATATTGCTTAACAAAGATTGTGCATGTCCAGTTAGTTGTTGGATCATCGCCATTGTCGAAACTGAAAGGCAACGACTCACCCGCCTGGATTATATCTATTTTAGCCATTATTTATCACCAATCTGCCGGGATAACGGGAACGCGAATAGGCCCATTTTCTTTAACGTATTTCTGAAGGGCATTATATTCAGCCTCAGTGGTACGCTCCCTCAAATTGCGTTCGACCATTTCACCAAAGGCTTTACCTCCGGCCCTAGCAATTTCTTCACGACTTACAGTATTATCTTTTATTTTGATTTCGACTGAGGATTCAGCCTTAGATTTGTCTTTCAGGCGCATACTAATTCCCTAAATGGTTAGCCAACTCCACCCGAACCGCTTACACCTTTCACACTTCCGCTACCTGTCACCTTCTTAGTGCCACCGCTACCTGTAAGCTTTTTAGAACTTTCAGTTCCAGCTAATGGGGTAACATCACCACTATAAGCCGTTTCTTTCCCTGATATGTTCAATGTTTTGCTAATCCGGCCCCAGTGTAAAACAAGAAGTTGAAACATAGTTTCCCCATTTCAGAGGAGCCTGTCAAGAATGTAGCACAATAATATAAAAATACAACACCCAATTTGCATTATTTTGTCTTTATGTTACGATAT